AAGCAAAACGCTTCCAATCACATAGTGATAAAGGGTTAGGTTTTAAAACCAGGGACCAAGGTCGTACCAGTTGCTGGATACAGCCTTGACTACTTTTTGAACAGTTTTTTTACGAAAGGGAACACAACATTTTTTATCAAACTCATTGAGAGGTCCACAACCGGTAACATACTGGATTTGTCTGTCAGAGTCTTCGCAAGAAGAGCTACTGATCTCAGAATCCACTCCGCTGCCGGCCATGTACAACACGTAAGAGTAATACGCAACACTTGAGTGTGCTTCGTATCTGCTGGTTCTATTCTGGATTGTTTTAAAAACCCAGAATCTGACGCCGTTCTTAATAACTGACTTAGGTCTAACTTCGTCCCAATTTCTATAGACATGTCCGTCACCAGCCCCGTAGGGACCGGCTGGAATACATGAATTATAATATAAATTGGATCTTTTTTCAACCGTGTCATATGCTTCTTTAAGCCTAACGTCACACCCGTACCCGTTGCATCTTCGATGCGCAAGGATACGTATTCGGTTTTGTAGAGTAATAGATTTGATTCCATTATCTACTCCTTCCTTAATATAAAGGGGCGTAACATCCACCCCACCAAAGAAATGCCCACCGCAACTTTCCCTAAATAACCCTCTTGAAAATGATTTCTTGAGGTTAAGATTGAAGCCAACGATAGGTAGCCAGTACTGCAAGTCAGAAACAATGCTTGTAGGACAGATAATGTCATCACCATATACGCTTAGCGTATCTGGTGTGTGCCATATACCTTTCCTCTCACATAAACACATACAAAGAGTCAGAAACAATAAAGTCTCTAATTCAAATGTAAAGGAGTTACCCATACTTGAAAACTTTTCAAGGACGATATTTTGTCCTTTATACGTCGTGAGATCACAACGTAGTGCATCCATGATTTCAAACCACAAGTGTGGAAGCAGAGCTTCCACTAACTTATAGGAGATAGTATCACTAGCAGCTTTCAAATCAAGCGTTGCGAGACATCCGTCTAGCGAAGCCTGTTTAGCCAAGGTTTTATGTTTTTCTTGCAATGATGGTATGTGATAGCCAGCCTTTGATAAGGACTGCTTTATCATACTTCCCACTGCGCCTTGGAAATAAGTATTTATATTTGGTTCCACGCATATAGCGCGGTGTGTTTTGGCGTTCTTTGGTACAAAAAGTAGCTTGCTACCGGATTCCCATCTATAGATAGGTTTCCCACCATGAACTTTCATCCATGATTTACACTTCTTAACTAAAGCTAAAAAGGGGTAGGCTTTTTTCGTCAAACCTAGATCGCTAACTTTCTCATAGGGTGATGTTTTATCACCACCTGTTTGAGTTGTAGAACCTGGGCCAAACTTTGCATTGTCAGCAAGGCATTCGCCAAACTGTTTAACTGATAACGAAGGGAGAATTAACCAAATTTTTCGAGAACATTCAGCCAAAAGTAGCTGAAGTTCGCGATCCTCTTTTTCTGAGAGGCTCGTTGATTTTTCTATTCTGTCATTAGTTAATTTACACTGCAATTCATTTTGTAAAAATGTTTCATATGCAACTTTTTCTAAATCATATGTAGTCTTAAGAAAATTACTCTTCGAAAGGAGCTCCACAGCAAGATAATCATCACGAAACACAAAACGATCCTCGAAGTTATAATCAAGAGGGTTGACCGACAAACTAAGTAGCTTCTCATGATCACTAGGTTTCCCTAGGGATAATAAAGAAGATACCTGAGCTGCCATAGTGCCCTCAAGATTTTTCAAAAGGAGTTTAGCAAAATTGACATATCCAAATCATTTGGACATTTAGGACGCGATTCGATCGACATGATAAGTTCCTTTTGCTTAATAAGGGAATGAATCTGTGAATGCAGCTTTGATAGCACTATCGAGTAGTGCGTTAACATGCTGCGCAATGGATCCATTTATTTCACCAGTGGTTGCGTCAACAGGAATGATGACGTCAGTTACACAAGTAATTGCAAAAGGACTAGTATCAATAGAATCAACTGTCCGTACCAGGGGAACAACTAGTTTCACTGTAACGCGACGAACTTTACTACCTTTTTGGGGTAGTTTTCTGCCGAGAGTTAGTATATAACTCGTAGCATAGCTCGAACCGGCTTTACGCCATCCGATTAACGTGTTTGAAACAGTATTTACGGCGTATGAGCCGGGGGTATCTGTATTCTGCGTAGCGAACGCAGTGCCCAGACTTAAGTCAGTAACGCTTGACATGATCGTTCTCCTTTCAGAGAAGGGTTAATTAGAACATCTAATATTATCCAGGACTACCTGGGTATCCTTTGGATGGCTAAGGACAAAGCACTAATTGATTTTTTAAGATCAAATTCACCTTTAGAAAGGATGTTGGACAAAAAGTTACCTAGTCTAGGAGGATAAGTAGGAATCTCGTAAGAAATTCTTCTTCTCTTCTTATTTTGAATAACGGAACAGTTTATAGAAAACGAATCTCCAGTTGGACCGGAGCGTGTCTTCTTAACAAACTGCTTCATCAATCGATCATATCTATGTGAAAAACTGATACGTGAAATTGTAAGACCAAAACCTTGGCTAAACTGCCCAAGACATTCATCAACATTCACAAACCAATCTGCTACAAAGGACAGAGGTAAAAGATTCCACGCTAAATTTACAGGGTTGGACAAGCCTAAGCTGTTCATCTCGCGTGAGGCTGCGTTAGAAACGTAACCATCTACAACTACAGTACACCGATAGAGACCAGAAGTTCTGGTTTTACGATAAGTGTATCCAGGTTGGTCAAGACCGGAATACGTATACTCATCAACTAAACGTTCATTACAAGCCCGGTGACTAGCCGGTTTTTCAATATCATGATGTTTGTCGAATAAAAACTCGGCTACACCTTGACAGTCCTGCAATAACGGGGACCACCCATATTTTAACTCTAACCATAAATTTGCAATCTTACGATTAAAATCTGAAAGGATGGGTTCTTTGCTATAAAATACTTGATAGTCGCTCGATTCTTTGAGAGATTTTTCAAGATCCTTGCCATTGACAACTAGTTGTCCATGTCTACCTCTAACAGCAGCAATCTTTTTTGAAGAAAGGCCAATAGCGGCGAACGCTAGGTCGAAACGACCATGACGTGCAAACACAATTGATTTGTGTATAGCAGTGACTTTTGACGTGATCATTTTGAGTGTTTTTTCTCTTTCGAAAAAGAACTCTCCCAATGACGCCTTTGGGTCACCAAACGTACGAAGTGCTTTTTGTAATGTGGCCTGCTCGGTTTCCTCACGGAAGTCGATATCATAGCCAGGTGCTCCTCCAACTGACGAAACATTTATAGGAAAGGAAATAGACGCTAAATAAGCCGTACCAGTCTCACTAACCCTGTACCCAGTACTGACCCCGTATTGCACGGGATCAATAATGTGGTATATTTCGCAGTCATAATCATGCCATACATTCGCTTCCCAAGCCGAACTACTTTGGAAAAACAGTCTTTGATCATACGTAAACGTAGGACTAAAGTGATTTCCGTAGATGTCTTCGTAGGGTTGCGTTATTGTGCGACTAAAACTTTCTTTCGAAAGCCGAGCTGACCGTCTAAATCTCTTAGGTGGTCTTTTCTTACGTCGCTTCTGCAAACTTTTCACAACATAGTTTCGATACTTCTCACGCGTGCGCCTTGTGGCGTCGTTATAGTCGTATCTATATTCTTTGTAATGATCAATTTTATTGTCAGAAATGTCCATGATAATCTCCAAAATGCATATAATCTGTGCATCCGGAGAAGCACTGCAACGAACCCT